TGTGCCTGCCGAACCACCTGGAATGGTGTGATTGTTCAGTGTGCCTGCCGCAATATTGTCTACACCAGTTACATCACCACCACCTACAGCAATGTTTCCTTTTTGTATAGTCAATCCTGATTTATCTATTTTGAGTTGTTCTGTTTGTGTGTTAAAACCATCTGCCAAATCATAAATTTTGAATTGAATTATACCTGTATCTGTATCACCATTAGATGCTTTAGCATAACCTTCTATGGAAGCATGAAGTATATTTGTAATTGATGGAGAAACGCGATTACCGTAAAAATCTAAGCCGCCTAACAAATTTGTGCCATTGGCTGATAAAGATGCTGTGCCGGCAAATTTTATTCTATTTCCTCCCCCTTCTGTAATCTCTAAAACATAACCTGAATAACCATTACCATCTAAGACTAAAGTATCAGACGTTATTATATTTCCATTTTGAATAACATCATTAATTGTAAGACTTCCGTCACTTGATTGTGGAACCCAGTCATAGTCAGAACCAGTCCAACTTAACACTTCGTTGTTACCTGCTGTGCCAGTATTAAGATGTGCGTCCACATCTGAATCTGTGTATGCTGTTGGAATGCTTGGTTGGTTGGATAAACTGTTGTAGTTGCCATCAAATGCGTCTGTGATTCCATAACCTGCCACAGTGGTTGGCTTGTTGTTTAATTCACCGAAACTGATTGTGGAGCCAACATCTGTGCCTCCCACTTGTAATTTTCCTGCTGTGATTGATAATGTGGTGCCACCCAAATTGATAGTGTTGCCTGAGAGATATAAATCTTTGAATCTTTTTGTGGCTGAACCAATATCGTAAGTGACATTGGTGTCTGGAATGATATCACCTTTTACAGTGCCTGCAAGATTGATTGAACTGTTAACAGCATCAACCAATATGGTAGAATCATCACCAACAATGGTGCCTTTCACATCTGCCACAATGGCTCCAGATTTTAATGCCTGTATGTCACCGTAAACTTCAGTGAAGTTGTCATTGATCTTGTCAAACGCGGTTCTTAACGGTTCGCCGTCACCTTTGTTTGCACTTGTTCCGATGTTTATAAATTGTTGTGCCATTATACTCTACCTATCACTGCTTCGATAATGCCTTCACCGGCATCATCTTTGTTTTGTAATGCTTTACCAATAATTGTGCCTGCTTTGGCATCATTGTTTCTTATTGCGTAACCAGGTGTGGTTGAGCTCACCAACAGGTCACCTTTTTGTATGATTCCTATCACTTTGATTTTGGTTCTTCCTGTTAGAGCCAATGCTGTGACATTGTCTCCTTCAAGTGAATTGTTCATCAAGTATGCTGGATTTTCTGAAACAACACCTGCCACTCTGGTGTCATTTTTAACACCTGTTGTGGTTAATTCTTTTTCTCCACCGAATATTAAAACTGTGCCCACATCATATGATTCATCTGCTAGATAGTTCTCTGCCAAGTCAGCATATTGAGCCGAAGTGGCCACACCATCAAACACATTGGCATACATGGTTGAATAACGTTTGCCTGTTGAACCAACATCCATGTTGTCACTGCCAGGAATAATACCCTGTGTTGTGGCAATAATTGGAACCACACCATCTGCCACGAAAGCAATTTTTCCTTCTGATGATTCATCCAGACTCACAATGTATGGGTTGCTGGATCCAAATGCCACTCCTGTGAAGTTGGCAGTTTTGGCATCTGATTCAATGTACTTGGTGTAAATGTATGTGGAAGCCAGTGCAGGATCTGTGTTTTGTGCGATACCGTTGTCATTGCTTGGCGATGGAGAAGCATCTGCTCCACCAAATGAAAATCTGTTTCCAGTAAATGTGTGTTGTGTATTATCTGTGTTAGAACCAATTACACCGTATGCTAAAACTCCGCCAGGTGTTGTCACCTGAAGTGTTGAAGCCGCTGTGTCAAAAATTAAAGTGCCATCCAATGCCAATGAACTCACATTCAATTGACCGTTGGTGTCTGTTTTTGTAATACTGTTGCCTTCACCTGTTTGTGAAACGTTAGTGAAAGCATATGATGTAGCACCTGTTTTGATCAATGCTGATCCTGGATCTGCCGCAACACCTACTTCACTTACAAAATCTCCGTCTTCCAAAGCACCACCGTTGCCCACGATAGAAGAGTAAGAAACTTTTTCTGGAGCACCTGTGCCTGCTGTGTTTCTACCAAACGCAAAGAAATTGTCCAACTCTGGCAAGTCTGCCAAGTCAACTGAACCACCTTTCAGTGTGACCCAACCATTTGAAACTGTGAAGTCGTCTGAATCAAAACTTGCCAATCCTAAATCTGCTTGAGTTATACCTGTGTCATTGGCTCTTGTGGTCGCCGCATTCATTGACAGTTTGCTTTGACTGATTGCCGCTGTTGGAGACACATCTGCGTTTATGATTGATCCAGCATTTAATTGGAAATTGATTGTGGTTTCTGAATTTGATCTTGAGGCTGATACAGTGATGTCCGACTGTGAATCTTCCACACCGTTGCCAATTTCTTTGATGCCAGCATCTATCACATTGGCAGTAACACCTGAACCATTGTTGATCAAATCGTTGGTGTTGAAATCTGCCACAGATGTCAAGTTGTATGTGATTCTTGTGGCAAGTCCATAACCTGGCACAGTTTCTTGAATCAGATCGTAAATTACACCTGTTGCTCCTGAATTTGATCCTGTGATTGTTTCACCGCCTGCGAACAATCCATTGTCTGCAGGAGTTGTGTAAATTCGTCTTGCTCCATTGAATACCAGTAATTGTCCAGACTGAATTGGAGTGATGATATTGACATCTCTGTTGTCTATCAATTCATCTGTTTGGTAATTGATTTGATCCACATAAGATTTTGTGGCGGCATCTTGATCCACACCTGGATCTTGTAAATTCTGTAACTTGAATCCACCTGCTGAAATGTTGTCTGTGAATGGTGTAGAACCATCTCTTGCCACAGCACCTGCGCCAATTGGATTTGTCACCAATTGATTGTTGTGATCCCAGTGCAGTCTTCTGTTGACGTAGCCTCGCACAGCAGATTCAGTTGGCACTGTGTCAGAAGCATTATCAGTCATTCCTGAATCTGATGAAAACTCTGCCACCACAACACCACGTTTGAATCCAATACCATCCAAGTTACTCAGTGCAATTGATGCCGAGAATGTTACAGAACCTGTACCTTGGTCAACTGTGAAGAAACGTCCCACACGGAAGAATCCGTCTTGGTCAGTTGAAACATAGAATACTCTACCTTTGCCTCTTTCATCCACTTCCTGTGCTTGAACTGGCGCTTGAGGATCTCCGTAAATCACATTTGGATAGTTGGTGGTGTTAAATCCACCTGTACCTATGTCTAAGAAATCGTGTCCTGTGGCTCTACAAGTTGAAATAGAAACTGTCAATGTTCCTGTTTCGCCTGCGGCAAGGTTGGCTCTTAAATTAACACTTTGATTCAATCTGTACATACCACTGTGTAGACCTGGTCCAATCGGAGTGGCATTGATATCATTCACATCTTGAATAGTGATTGTGGCATATGTGCTTCTGTCTGTGTATGATGTAATTCTGTGAACTTTTCCGTCCCAACCAAATATCATATCACCAGCATTCAATCTATCAATGTCTGATTGTTGTGTCAATACATCAATAGCAATCACCACGTCACCAGGAGTGTTACCCATTGTGGTTCCTGCGCCAGCGTATGTGTTGTTGACCACTTCATCCATGTTCACATTCATTTTGACTGTGTCAAATGGAGAATCCATTCCAATTATTGCTTCACCGTTTGGTAAAGGAACACCAACTGAGTCGTTGGTTTGGAAAGAAATACTTCTGTATACAGCATCTGTGTATTCATCAAACACAATGGCTGTGGAAGGTCTGGTAGGTGAAACATCTTCTAAATCTTCAAACTTGAATGATCTTGATGATCTAATAGTGACCACTTGCCCGTCAATAAGACCCTGTTTTAATCCTGTTGTTGCTGTGTCGTCTGAACCACCTGTTCCTAGATTAATTTTGTAAACTGTGCCATCCCTTGTGGCAGGTTGATTGGGAGCCACTGTGGTTTCCACATTGGTCACTTCATATCTCACAATACCTGTGAGACCACCATGATCAATTTCAATCTCCGAGTTATTGAATGGAATAAATTCTAAGTCATACAAGTAAACTGCTGTGGATAATGGTGGTTGACTAAAATCTGTTGATCCATCATTGAACACAATGGCAGTCTGCGTCATGTTATCACTCAATGTGATGTCATCAATTTTTTCGTTTGGATTAGAACCTTCTGCAACCAAACCAAAATCTCCATGTGCTGATGAACAATTCAACGCACGAATTTGTCCACCTGCGTTGGCGAACATCGCTATGTGACAGTAATATGTGAAAGTGGAAACTTGTTCAGACAGTCCACCATTGGTTGCCACAAGTCCGTATGCTAAATCATTTATCTGTACAAAGTCATTGGCAAGTAGTGATCTGTTACCTGCTGTCTGCACAATAATATCGTATGGCACAGCATATGAACCATCCCAACCAGCACCGCTGTTTGAATTTGATGCCAATAACAGTGTGGCTGTTCCAGCCGATTGATCATAATTTGTGATTGCCGCCACTTGATATCTTGCTCCCAATATGTAGAATGGAGCCGGCATCTGTGGTTTGCGTAAAAATAATCCTGTGCCTGGCAGTGAAGCAACTTCAAGACTGAATGCTGAATTAACTCCAACCACACGCATTTCAACATTACCAGCGTAACCATCCACATACATACCACCTCTAAATGTTTTTGTGTTGATACTCTGTGAAAATGAAGAAGCAGTTTGAGTGTATGGAGACTTGGTTAAAACTTGTCCGTCTGGATCCAGCACTTCAGCAAATCCGCCATGTGCTTGGAATGTGATGTTTCTTACCACTGATGCATCGTTCATCAAGAACACATCCATCTCCTTGTTGTTGATTGCTGTGTTGTAAGCAGGATCACTAGGTGGAACAGATGTGTTGATCGGTTTTGTAACATCTTCAGCATAGTGATATCCAAATGCCTGTGTGCCAATTGTTAATCCATCAAATACAGTATCTCTGTAGAAATAGATGTTGGCCCAAGGTGATTGAGACACAGCATCCAATGGTCTGATTATTGTTCTTCTAAACTCATCTCCTTTGATAGATGTGTTGGCAGGAATTTTAATTGGTAAGTGTTCTTCGTATATGCCTGATTCAACTCTGATTGTGATCTGTGTGTCTTTGACCTTGTTGCCAAATTCCATTTCTTCACCAACAGTGAATTCTCTTGGTTCTCTCAAAAACATTTCAACAGTATCCACACTGGCACCTGCTGTTACAGAAACTATTTCACCCACAGCACCAGAAGTTTTACCTCTGATTAATTTACCTGGAACTAGATCTTTATTGTTGGGTTGGTTTTGATCCACAAAACCAGTGTTACCATTTGAAATTGTGATGGTGTATGTGCTACCATCAACCAATGCTGTGATATAATTGTAATCCTGTATGATGCCTTTGATGATTTCAAATTTAGCATTCGCAGAATCTTTACCTGCTTGAGGAACAACTTTTGTTAAATCAATTGTTTGAGTAACTGCTGTTTGATACAGTGTGCCTGGTGCTGTGTTGGTCAATATATTATTGACAATTAAATTTTGAGCAAACTGGATTGCAGAAAGTGTTTCAGTTAATTGTTGTTTGATTGCTTTCAATCCGCTGTTTGAACTGTAATATCTTTTTGCCGCTTGAATAGATTGTGTGTTGGTTGTTAAACCACTCAGCACATCCAGGACCACTGAATCTTGAATTAGACCTAGATCTCTTTCGCAAAGATTGATATCATAAGAAAAGTTTGGAAAAGTAGCATTCACATAGGCAACAGTTTCTTTTGTTATGAAGGCTCTGTTGGCATCCATCAATGCTTTTAATTGAGTTTGACCAGTTGAAGATGTAATTTGAGCCGACTGTACTTGTGAGTTAAAATTTCCTTCATCATATGTGATAATTTGTGTGTAAGGTCCAACACCAAACGGTGCTGTTTCTATGATCTGTTCTGCTCTCTGTGCCGCCGCAGAAATTGTTTTGTAAGCATAAGCCAGCGATCTGCCATACTTGTCTGCAGGCACACCCTGCATGGTATCATCACCATCTTGACTCACAAATAAATTTGTTGTTGATGCGTAAGAAGTTGTATCTACGTAATACTTAGAAGCCGCTTGTAAATCTGATTCACCATTTGGAGTACCACCACCTGCTAAATCACCTGGGTGATCAGAAAGATAAAGTAGTCCTTCCATTTTGTCACCTTGACGTCTTACAGCAGATTGTCTTTGTACTGCTTCTGTTGAAAGATAATTTCCATCCAATGTGCTGTCGTAAGCACCATCTGTGATTGTCTGTGTACCTGTACCACCTGCCACAGTAATTTTAATTCTTGTTGCATCGTTGTCATTGGTTGCTTCTGCAGATGAAGGATGTAAACTGATTGTGTTGGCGTCTACATATCTAATATAATAACTTTGTCCACTTACCACATTGGCGGCATCTGTGCCGGTTGAGTTGTACACAAAAGGTAAACCATTTGAAGTTGTGGTAAATCCATGTGCTGGAATATTCAAATTTCCACTCACATATGCTGAAATGGTTTTGGTGTATTCTGAAGCATCAATAGGTTCTGGTCTGATTCTTACTTCGCCAGCAACTCCACCAACACCTGAACTTCTCAAATATCTTCTATCAGCATAACCTTTGCTGATTACTAAATCATCCAGTGTAATACTTGTACCATGAGCAGAATTGAAATCATTGACTGCTGTTTCACTGATTCCTATATTTCCAATTGCATAATTGTTTGCGTTGATTGGACCACCTAAATCAGGTTGAGTATCTGTGCTGATGTTGATTGAATCCACACTTAATATTAAATTGTTGGGATCTGTGAAATCAACACTCAATCCTGTTCCTGTGATGCCTTTCATTTCTATGGCAGTACCGGCTGAATTGGTAACTGGAATTTTGTTGGCACCCAAAGTGTCTGGTGTGTCTGAAAGTGAAGTGAAACCTATCTGTCCGCCTTGTCCAAAGACAGCATATAATTCTGTGAAGTTTTCATTGGTTTTATTAAACGCATCTCGGATACTATCGCCTGTACCGTCATTGCCCTCAATACCAATATTAATAAACTGTTTAGCCATTTATCCTATCCATATCAAACTGAATGCTTTCGCCACAACCACACGCACTCTTGGTGTTGGGATTGTGTATCTCAAACTGTGAACCAAACACTTCGTTCACATAATCAATTTCAGTTCCAAACAGGTACATCACACTGTGACTGTCTATCACCAATCTGCCACCTTCCACTTCTATGACTTCATCTCCTGACTCTATTTGACCTTCGTCAGCAAATCCCCAATCATAGGAAAAGCCAGCACATCCGCCACCTTTGATGCCCAATCTTACAGCATACTTGTCATTGCTTTCACACAGGTCTTTGATTTTGTTTTGTGCGGTAGCAGTCAGTGTTAAAATGGGCATTGTGCAGTGTCCTCGTTTGTTGTATTTATGGAAATTTTACAAATGCTAATGTAAATAAATGTATGTATTTAGGAGAAATAACAACAAAGACAGAATCTGAACGTGTCAGCAAACTGGGCGTAAAGCACCAATGCAAACGCACAAAAACCTATCATCAATTCAGATGCGATGTGTGTGGATCAGAATTTCAAAGAGCCAAGGGCAAAGTACAGAAAAAACGTTTGAGCAATTTCTACAAGCACGTGTGTTCTGGATGCGACCCAAAACGTTTTGCTCAACAACAAGGTGTCAAGCAAAGACAGGTTTTGGGCATGGACGCATCCAGTGACATTCCTATCAGTAAATTGTGATTACTCTGATTTCCAAATAGTCCAAGCACCGTACACAATTGCCGCGTAGGCCACAATTGCCGCGATGGGTTTGAAAATTAAAAATGAAACGCCAGCCGCAATTAAAAGAGCACCGTCTAAAGTGGTTCTTTCTTTGATTCTAGCATTGATCCATTTTTGGATTTGATTTATCATATTAGTCTCCTTCTTTTAAGATTGCAATCTTAAATTGATTGACTCCCAATTAATTATTCGCATAATGCCTTCAAGATATTTCTTCTTGGCATCTTTGGCAGGAACATAATCCGAAAATGAATGTTCCCACATATCAATTGGCATCAATATGTCGGTTTTGTATGATTGATTTGGTGTGGTTTTGATAGAACCGTTTTTGGCAACGTACACCCAACCAGAACCTTGTATGGTCATGGCAGTTCTTATCAATTCTTTTTTGAAGTTTTCAAATGACTTGTGAGTTGTTTCTATTAAATTTTTTATATCACCTGTGGGTTTGTTGCCTGGTCTGGGTGCTTGTAGTTGACTCCAAAACATATTGTGAAGTTTTGCTCCACCGTAATTGAAATCTGGATCACCTTCACCATCGTTGTATCTTCTGACATAGCCTTTGGTCAGCACATTGTAATGATAATCTATGTTTGCTTCAGACAGCACAGGTGAAAGTTCTGACATTTTGTATGGCAGTTTCACTGCTTCCAGTTGGGATTCTCTGTTCTTTTTTGATTCTGTGATTTGTGTCAATTTCATATCAATATTTATCTTTAAATGTAACCCAACTCCACTGCCTGATGGTGCAGTTGTTCTGCGGCAAGATTTTTCATCTTGGCTTCAACCTGTATGTCCAGTTCTGGCAAAAACGTTAATGCCCATTCATTTGAAGCACGATTGGGCAACAGTTCAGAGTGTGCTCTCAATTTCTGTTTTTTACAACCTTTGCTTAACAGTGTTTCCATGTCATGCAACTCTTTGTGCATATCATCTTGATTTGGATAAGCAGGAGACAGCCATTCATCTCTGCTGTAAGAATAGTGCATGGTGGGTCGTGTGCCACGCCAAGAATCAATCACTCTTTTCACTCTATCATCTTTGGCTTGTATGTATTCACCTGTTCTCACCCAATGGTGATGTATGTCCAGCACCAACGCACAGTGTTTTTCTAATTCTAAACTGGATTCCAATCCCCAACCCATTTCATCGTTCTCTATTGTAAGTAGATTTCTTGCTTCTGGTGACAGTCTAGGAATGGCTTTGATAATGCCTGCTGGTCCTTGTCTGCCGGAGATGTGTACATTAATTTTACAGCCATCTTGGAAAGACTTACCAAACCCCATCCAACGTGCCATGTTGACATGGTATTCAAATTCATCTATGCTTCGTTCCACAATGTCTTCACTGTCTGATGCCAACACAGTGAACTGTCCTGGATGGAATGAAATTTTTACATCGTGTTTTCTTGCCAAGTCACCTGCTTGAGCAAAATGCTTTTCGCAGTATTTGATAACATCTGGTTTGTCCCAATAGTATCTCCATGTGTTTTCTGTTGCTACAGGTAATATGGGAGAAGATATTCTACACATTCGTCTGCTCTTGGGCAGTGTGGACACTTTCAATATGAGATTTTTAATTCCTTCTATATTGTGTTTAAAAACAAAGTCTAATTTTTCTTCTGCTTGATCCTTGTGTTCGTTCAACCAACGCACAGTGGTTGCACGAGTATTCATTGGACGTTCAATTTCTTCTAGTTGTTTTTTCTTAAGAGTTCTATCATGATGGAACCATTGACAGCAGAATCCTATACGTCTAATCATGCTATATTATAGCACGTATTTTGGTATATGTCAAACGTACATTGTGTTGAAAGATATGGTTATTCTTTCATCAGTCTGATTTGGATTGGAAAAATGTTCCAGCCAAGAAGGAAAAAGATATAATACACCTTGTTCACAAGGCACTTCAACACTTTTAATATTGTACTCTGTATTTTTATTAAACAGTTCGTGCATTCTATAAGGCTGTAATGGTGAAACAAATTGTAAGCCAACACTGCCTTGATCTACTTTTGGATAATATGCCGCACTCACTATGCTTACTTCATGTCTGTGCAGTTGAACACTCTGTCCTTTGCTTAATTTATTAAACCAACTCATAGATATT